CTTTATACTCCGTATGATTTCTGTACTTCTTCCAAAATTGGCTTCTGTCTGATTTAATCATATTTAGCATTGTCCTAACTATGTAAAATCTAATTTCGTTCCTTTCGTATAAGCCAAACAATTTCTTTTCGTCCATTTCCAATAAAACTAAAAAGACTTCAACCTTTAAATCATACTGCAATTCTTCCGGCTGCATTTTTGCAAACGCTTGATTGACTTCATCGTTAAGCCAATATTGCTCTATAATTTTATTTTTGTCCATTCAATTAGTACAGGTTGATTTTCCTTTTCAGTACAAATATAGACTTTTCCGCCACAATTATGAATATCTTGTAATCTTTCTTTTTGTTCAGGACTTAATTTGTCGCCAATCTTTTTAACTTCAACTGCTAAATATATACCGTCGGATGTGTAACCTTGCAAGTCTGCCCAACCTTTTTCAATCGTTCCTTTGCGTCTGCCATAGGGAATATTATTAACCCTGTTCAACCGGCAACCGATATATTCTAAATTTTTCTTCGCCCATTTAGTAAGGTCGTTTGCTGATATATCCATAATTTATTTACGTTTATTTTATTTAAAATAATATTGTTTGTATTGTTGGATTGTATGAAGCGTCATATTTTTTATTTTCCCCTTTAGGATAATTTAATATATCATATTTTAAGTTTTTTATAAATTGCTTCTTAAGTTTCCCAATAAAATAGACGTATCTATGCTTTGAACTCCTGTGTTTCCTTATTGAATAATCAATATTTTTATCATAATGCCTAGAGTGAGAACCATCTTCAAACCCAATATCAGTTCGCTCCTTTGTTGCTCCTGTATAAATCCAATTTGTAGCTTGGTAAATATACCCATTGTGATTCATTTTTGTATCAGCATAGCTTACTAATATCATATTTTTATTTATTAATTTTAAACATTTAGATACAAAATAACTTAATACATTTTTTTCCAACCCATCATTTATGCAAAGTCTATTTAATTCATAAACAAAACTTGAATATTCTTTACCGCAAATCCCATCGCATAATTGAGGCGAAGCCGGTTTCCCAATAGTTAAAATTCCTATCAATAAATTATCACTATATAACCCAAATGAGTAACTAATAGAAGGTATTCTTTTAGCATAATGTTTATACAAAAGCCAATCTTTACATAAATAAGAATCAATAGAAACTACCTTATATTTATTTACAATACTCATTATTTGTTTTTAAAAAGCTATTATTGTATCCTTGTTTTTATTTCGGTACTTTGTTTTTTCTGCTATCCTGTGACAGTCAGCACATAAAACTAAACTAAATCCTGTTGAGTTTCTTTTTTCAATTTTGAATTCATTATACTTTTTTGTCAATCCGCATTTTTTGCACTTCCTCATAAAATTGTGTATTTTCAGTTATTAAGTTTGTTTTTGTTTTTACGTCTTTGTGTGTTTGGTAATAGTCTATAAAATCATCGGTGTAAGCATATTTTTGTATGCCACCCTTTTTGTATTTAATTTGGTATATTTTCAAAATATTTAGCTAAAGCTAGTTTTTTACATTGTGTATCAATAAAATTGTCGTCTTTTAGTTTTTTACTAAATTCCTTTGCGTCTTGTCCGTATAACTTATTAAGTTTCAAAAGATTATCTTCCCTAACTAGATTGATAATTTGCAACATTTCGCTAGGCTGAAACTTTAGTTTGCCCTGCTTTAATAAAATTGCGAATACCTTGTCAGCATTAAAAACCTTGTTAAAGTCATTTTTAGGCGTTTCTAGCCACTCTTTTTGGGTGAATGATACTATGTCCTCATCTGTTAATTTGGGAGGCTCTATTTCGCTTAAAATCGGTTTTATCATTTTTCTAACGTCTATTGCCTTTTTTGTGTAAGCTGCCATAACCTGCCCGATAAACTTAGGACTAAACTTTTCGTAGTGTTCAGTAGTGCAATCTAGTTTCCCTTGAACCGCCATTTTGAAAGCTATTCTAAATTCCTGAACTGTGAATAGCGGGTAACTTGTCCTAATAAAATCTTCTATAACAATCATTTCCTCCTTGTCCGGATATTTTGTAAGTCCTAGCAAAGTAAAAATATAGGCTAAGTTTTCTCGTAAAGTTACAGGCGATACTAAATTTAGCTTATCGCCTTTAAAGGCTTCAGCTATTTCGTTATCAGCTATTAACCCACTCTTTAAGGGAAGCCATTCGTTGTTCGCTTGTGGCAGTTGGCTTAAATGTTTTTGTATTTCCATAACGTAGTTTATTTTTTATCCAAGTATTAACCCTTCTTTTTACATCGAAAAACTTTTCAAGTTCGTAGCGCAATTTACCATCTTTATTTGGTTCGCACCAATATTCCAAAAATTCGTTATAACAATCCCCTAGTAAAATTTTATATTCTTCAATATTAGATATAAATACTTCTTTAGTATTTACTTTACTTTCATTTACTTTACTTTCCTTTACTTTAGGTGTGTTACGAACACTTTTGTAATGCGTTACATTTTCGCTATCTGTTTGATTTTCACGCCATTGTGAAATCCTTTCCAAGTTTTTTTCTTTTTTTATCTTGTACTTTTCACTAAAGTTTAGTAATTGTTTGTTGAAAGTTTCACCATTGTTTGACGAAATTATGTCAATACTTTCCATAAAGTTCCAACATTTTTCTAGCTTTTTACCTACATTTAATTGCATTTTTAGCACCTTAGAATTGATAGGTTTTTCCTGTTTAGCTAACTTTTCTAATATAGTATAAAATAACCCCAAGCCTTCATATCCATACTCCATAAATAGCATAGAAACTTTTTCATCTTCAAATGAATTACTATCGTGTAAAAAATATTTCATAAAATATAAATGGGGTTCAGGTTCCCTGCTAGTCGCATTAGCAGTTCACCGTCCCCCCAATTTTGTTTAATAAGATATATGCGACATATCTTTTTTTTTAAATGTTAGACAAATATAAACTATAATCGTCTAACTCCGCACTAATTTGTAGGACTTTTTCTTTATACCAATCTTCGGTGTCCATTAAGTCCTGACACTTCCTTATTGAATATAAGGTCGTAGTGTGGTGCGAAATACCTACATAAGTGGCAATTTCGGATAGGCTAAGCCTTGTATAATTCCTTAGTAAATACGCAGCTGCCTGTCTGCCGAATACAGTCGTTTGCCTTCTATTCTTAGCCTGTACGTCGGTATTAAATAACTCCTCTACTAACTGTATAATTTTAATAGGTTTGATATTTTTATTTAACCTTTCATTCCGGCTTTTATTTGTGTCGTATATTTCCTTTTGTAGTGACATAATTAAAACGGTAGATTTTCTTTGTCTTTTGCCGGAACAAAATTGTCCTCGTAAATTTGATAATCAGGTTGGTTGGGTTGCGTCTTATAAGTATTAACCCACATTGAATACTTTTTATCTTCAATAGTAAAGCTGATTACTTCGCCTTTAGAAGTTTGCTTTTTCCAAGCACCATACTTCTTTTTTATTACTTCGTTATTATCCATTTGATTTCTTTTTTAAAAGTGAATACTGTGCAACCGTTTTAGGTTTGCTTTTGCTACCAACGTTAACCATTTCAGTTTTAATATTATACCCTGCGTCGCGAAGGTTAAATACTAATGCTGCTAGTCTTAACGTACCGTATTTTCTTAACGCCACTAACGGTGTAAGTGGTTCTTTTTTAAGGTGGTTAAGCACCTGCGTTTGTTGTGTCATTCTGTTTGTTTTTAATTTTAGAAAAATTGTATTGACTGTTTAAAAAATACTCGTTATTTGTTTTAGTAGGTCGGTAATTGCTAGATACGTTTAATGCTCTTGTCCATTCATTAAAACTTAGTTTCTCGGTGGGCAAAGCTATTCTACTAATTTTTATTCCCCAAATATTTTCCATTGTTATTTAATTTGATTTTCAATAATAGATTTATAGGCTTTATTGTATTGCTCCTTTGTCGTATATGCTGATATTTTTATAGCAATCTTATCTTTTGTTTTTTCGTCAAAGCTAGTATTTTCTAATAAAGTTATTAATTCCATTCTTTTTTCCTCGCCCACTTCGTCTTGGTGTTGGTTCGTGGCGTCGCTATCCTTTGTATCGTCAATAGCAAATAGACCGTTTAAAGCGTACTTCCTAGCGTATGAGCTAGCTGAACCTGTAATCTGCGCTGCGTCCATTCCCTTTTTAATTTCTTCCTCCCTTGCCCAACCGTTAACCGATACGATATTATTTTCGTCAAGTATCAGGGTCGCAGTAGCCTTTACATATACCCTGTCAGCTACCTGTATTACTTCATCGCTTATCAATAAAGCAGCCTCATATTTGCTTAAAATAGGCTTGGCAGCTTCAACAATATCCTCGGCACTTCTGTATTTATATTTACCGAATGAATTCATTTGATTTTTTGGTGCCTTTAGTTCCGATTGAATTTTAGTTAGTTTCATTGTTATTTGTTTAAAGTGATTGTAAATGATTGTTTATAGGATTTCAAAGGTATCTGTCCGCGTTCAAACTTTTTGCCGTTATCTTCTATTTCTTTTTGCTCGGCTTTTAATACGTCAATTTGCTGCTGTAACTGCGACCATCTTTCGGAGTAGGCTGCGTAATCATAGGTCTGCGAATCCTTTAGGCTTAGACTTGCACCTAGATAATCATACTTACCCTTAGGGCATTTATCTAAAAAGTCAATAATGTATTCCTCACTTTTTGCTCTTAGCGTCTTAGTAAAGTTTTCCATTACTGAAATCTTAATAGCCACGTCTTCGGCTTTCATTGTGCCTTCATTTAGTTCATTAGCTACGTTCTGTGCTAATACTTCAATTTCGCTTTTAGAGGGTGCGACTTCCCAAATTGCTAGTGTGTTCATAGTTTTTAAATTTTAGATTTTTTTGTATTATAGATTAATGAATTTTTGCTCTAATGACTGTAATAATACTAAGTCCTCATTATAGGATTTAGCAAGTAAACCGGAATGTTCGTCGGGGTAATCTTCCCAAGACTTAATAAGTTTCTTAATAGTGTTAATCCTGCTTAGGATTGCCAAGTGTACTAGGTTAATTTCCCTGTAATTTAATGGCACATTTTTTAAATTTTCTAATACCTTTTCCATAGTTTGTTTATTTGGTTAATCAATTAATGATAAGCAAATATACAACTTATATACATATTATTCATAT